TTTTCAATATCAGTGGTATCAACCATGGTCAGGCTCCAATGGCGTATTTATGGCTGAGAACCAAATGTTTTGATTGACGCCTTGAGCATGCAATGTAGCGGTGACTGCTTCTGCTTCGTCTAATCCTGTGACCATGGGCACACCTTCACAATCACCAACAAGTCCATCTAAATCATCACTGCCGAAGTTGCTGCCCAGCACACCTTCAGATTCAACATCAAATTCAAAATGCCAGCCGTCAGTGTGTTTTGTGGGTGGCACAACATTCATGGGCTGTGTTCGCAGGCTCATTATTTGCAACAAACTTTCCCAGTTTCGTTGCTGATTTCTAGCACGGTTCCATTGTTCGGCAGTGTCAATCACCAGGCCTGTTTTGGTAGTGAATGGCAAATGCTGTGGGCGGAGATGTCCTGTGATACCAGTGTAGGTACAATCAAAAAGGGTGCGGCACAAGACTTTCATTATGTGCATATTTAATGCCAAAAAGAAACCCTGGATTTTTTACGTCCAGGGTTTGATTGAGACTAAACTGATTACAGGTTAGTGAAGCTGGCAGTTGCACTGACGTTGGCAGTTGGGATGCCAATGTTCAAGCCACCTGTGGCATTGGCTGTTTGAGCAGCAGTGACCAAAGTGGTTGTGGTGAAAGCACCGGCTGGGTAGATAGCCAAGTTGATTTGACCAGCTGTTGCACCTGCTTGATAAAAAGCAATTGTGCTGGTTTGTTGAACTGCTTGCAACACATTGTTCAAGTAACCGTTGACGTTACCAGCATTGGTAAGGGCAGCGTTGGCTGTCAATGAGAAGAATTGCAGTTGTGGACCAGACAACATCACTGGGCCTTGGGCCGCAACGTTTGCTGTTCCTGCGATTGAACCGTTTGCCACGTCCAGTGCAAATACTGGTTGTGTGGTTCCGTTTGTTTTTGTAAATACTGCCATGATTTTTTCCTTTAAAGTTAAGTGGTCCTGTAGGACCTGCTTTTATTTATACAATCGGTAAAAATTACGCCTGTTGCGGATTATTTCTAGCCTTGTTTCTGGCACTAAAGTCAAATCTATTTACTGCTTTGCCGTAGCCTGCATCAGTAGCAAACACCCATCCTTCGTTGCCAGGCACCTGTTGGTCTAACTTGCCCAGTAGGTCTAGTTTGAGATCGTGCAGTAGTTCAAACAACACAAAGGCTGCTTGTAATGCACCTCTGTTGGAAGTAGGGCTGTCAAGATACTGTTGTATATTGCTGTATTTTTGCGCAGTTTGTGTTCTTTGTAGCCATGCCTCAAATCCAGGAACCAGGTCACTGAAATTTCCTGTGTAGGCTTGGTCCATGGGGTCAACCCGTCGGTTGATATAATCCACTGCCAGTTTGGCAAAATCAGTTATTTTCATTGCACGTAGTTCAGCAGGATTAAACAACACGTTGATAGCTGGGCCAGCTTGCTGCAACACTTGTTTGATCATGGAAACATAAGGGTTTTCTGTTGCCACAGGCTTGGCGTATATGGGCAAAATCAAAAACAATCCAGGCACATCATTAAATCTCACGCCTTTCAGCGGTTGTTTTTCTGCACCAACATCTTCGTACATGGTGTGTATGGCCACACCAACTTCGCTGTTGAGAATTGATTGGCCCAAGGTGCTGTCTGCTGGAATCCTATAAGTCACAGTGTTGGGTCTAAACACCAGAAGACCAGCAGACTTATAAACCACACCGGGAGCAATCTCTTGTTCTGTTGCTGGCAAAGGCCCATCAGTTTGACCCCAGTACATCAAATCACCTTTGACATAACCTCTAAAGTTTTCAGGAATGGCTGCTTCCAACAGCGGCCAAACTGTTTGATAGGTAGGCAGCAGTGTTTGCACTCGGTTGGCTAGATTGCCTTTGGCAGCAGCATTGGCATCACGCTGTGATAGATTGTTGGCAATGCCTTGGGTGCTGGTAAACAAGCCATCATAGCCCACAGCACCAAATCCTGAATCATCTGTGAGCACAAACTCACCAGTCTCGGGTTTGCGGCCAAATACCACAGCAGGTTTGCCGTCCCATTTTACACTTGCTGTTTTTGAATCTTTGTTAAACGCAGCCACAATGGCCAGGGCTTTTTTTACACCTGCTGTGCCTTCTCTGAACACATAGTCTTCCAGGTGCTCAATGCCCTTGGCTCTGCCACCCACACCCACTGCGGCTGCTTCGTAAATGGTGTAAGGGCTGGTGCCGCCACGTTCTACTAGCGGTTGCATGCCTTGATTTACAATTCTATCACGCAGACGTGCCAGAAAGTGTGTGTCTGCATTTTCCGTCACAGCATCAGGCTGTGGCAGGCCTTCTTTGGTCAAGTATTCACGAAAGTCTTTGATCTTGACTTCTCGGTCTTTGTCATTTGCTAGTGCGGCAAATATGGTTTCTACTGTGCTGAGATTGTCTCTTGTGGCTCGGGAGCCAAGAATCATACGTGCTGCTTCGTCAGGATCCATTGTGATTAGTTGATTGCTGGCTCTGCTGAACACACCATTGGCTCCTAGTTTGAGTCCGTAGTGTTTGGCAATGCTTGACATCAGCACAGCACGGTTCATGCCTTTGTAGGCCGAGCCTGCGCCTTGGTTGTAGTAGAATGTACCCCAGTCCAAGTTGGGAAAGAACATGAAGTCTGTTTGCACATAGCCCAGTTCAGGACGTCCTTGTATGGGTGTGCGCAGATGTACTTCGCCGCCCTTTTTGATCCATTCTGCAGGCGGCAGTTTGTGGCTCACAATCCATTGTGTTAGGTTGGCAGCCAATTGTTCTTTTGATACCTCATTGGCGTCCACAGCCAGATCCATATCTCCTGACGTGGGTGCTTTGCCTGTTGATCCCAGCCAGCGTTCACGCGGAAACTCTATGCCTGTGAGTTGTTCAAGCCAGGCCACAGTAGCCGGCACATCGCTTTGATTGATGCGACCAGTGAGTGGTTTGCCGTCTGCGTCTTTGAATACGTTGCCGCCTTCCAGTAATGTGCGTAGGGTTTTCATGGTAAATTGGCTTTGATCAAGTTGATGATTGTTTGATCTGCTGGGGCAGCAGGATTCAACAAAGACGTGCCCACATAGAAATCACCACCAGGAGTGATACTGATGTTGGGAGCAACACCGGCTGCAACCAGTTGATTGGACATGTCAATCAACAATTTGTGTGCAGGATTGGCATCATTCAGCATGAGTCGATCCAGCTGCCAATTGCCAGCAACCTGTCTCAGGGCTGGTGCTTTGATTGCAATGTCTCTGCCGCCTTCAAATTGCAACAATGCCATGGCCTGATATGCACTGCGACACAGCATCAACCAGTTGTTGTACTGACGTTGTTCTTCACTTTTGGCGTCGTCAATCCAGGTGCTGCTGGCGTCATTTAAATTGCGCTCAATGGCAGAGATTGCTTGTGATATGTTTTGTGTGGTTTTAACTGCGTCAGCTTGAATACTGGGCTCTTGACTCACAGCAGATGCTAGAGTGGTGTAGTCTCTTATCAAGCCTCGCATCATGGGATCGTGCAATTGCTGTACAAGCGAACGCATCAAAATAGTTTTGCTGTTGGCACTGAGCTGTGCCACATTGTCCCGGCCTTCTCTTTGGCAAAGTTGTGCTATGGCCTGCTGCCAAGCATTGACCCGCGCTTTGGCTTGTTCTTGTATGGCCAGGTCAACCTGTTGAGCTGCCCGACCACGAGTGTCGCCATAAGGTGTGCTGTTGTCTCCAGGATCAGTTACGCCGGCTTTTTGCAACACAGCCGTACGGGCCCGATTGGCCAGGGCTGCACCCACCGCTCCAAAATTAACTTCGTTGGTCACGGATTTCTGTGTGATTTCAAATATCTGCATGAGTTTTCCTTACAGACCTTGAAAACTTGCCAGTGTCGCGGTGACGTATGGCATTCAGCAGTTTGCGCTGGAGATTTTCTGCTTGCTCAGCAGGATATTCTGCATCAATCTGTTCCAGCAGACGAATAGCTGTGGCTATCACGTTGCTGGCCCTGGTTTCAATCACAGCTTGGCGATCGCGTTCTATATACAGTGTATCTAGTTCTTCTAGTATGCTGCGTGTTTTCTTTTGCATGTGCTCAAGGACCTTTGGATTATTTAGCGGTTGTACCTAAACAATAAATATCTAATACAAGGAACAGCAATGACCAGCCAGATCAACCCCAACAATGTCAACGGAAATTTCCCCATAGCCGGCGTGCCCAACAGCACCCAAGGTTTCCGTGACAATTTTACCAATATAAAAACCAATTTTGAATTTGCAGAAACTGAAATTGACGACCTGCAATCCAAAGCCATATTGAAATCAGCACTGGCCGGCGGCACCTTGGACAACAATGTGGGCAACAACCTGGTGTACAATGCTCGTGTACAGGGTATTTCGGGCACACTGATACAAATAGCCAACACCTCTGGCTTTATCAACATTGATGCCAGCGCCGGCCCATATCAAAGCATAGTCATGGGCGGCAACATCAACTTGGCATTCACTGCCAACACTTGGCCTTCTGCAGGCGCCTACGGCAAGGTGCGTGTGGAAATCACTGGCACAACAGGACAAACTATTACTTTGCCGGCAGCAGTGACACAGGGCACCCTGGGCATACAAGGCATCAATGCAGGGGTTATCACCCTGGCTGCGTCAGGCACATATGAATTTGATTTTTCAACTTCTGATGGTGGGTCAACCCTTACTGTGTTTGACCTTAATCGACCTCTAAACTACTATACTAACCCACTTACAGTAGCAGCAACCACAGTCAGCACCAGTGCAGGTTCTGGTGCATTGGTTGTCAGCGGCGGTGTAGGCATCAATGGCAATTTGTATGTGAGTGGCAATATTGTGGGTAGTGTTGTGGCCACAGGCAATACTTTTGTGGGCAACACCCCTGTGGGCAACTTGTTGACTGCAGGCTTTGTTTCAGCTGGTGGCAATGTCACTGGCGGCAATGTGCTCACAGGCGGCTTGGTATCTGCTGCAGGCAACATCACCGGTGGCAACTTGCTTTCTGCCACACTGAGTTTGAGTGGCAATGTGCTCAGTGCTATCAATCTCACCGCCAATGTCACAACCACAGCCAATGTGGCCGGAGGTAATTTAAAGAGCACTGGTATAATGTCAGCCACTGGCAATGTCACAGGTGGCAACATCAGCAGTCTAGGACTGATTACTATAGCTGGCAATGTCATTGCTGGCAATGTCAATACTGCAGGCGGTGTCAGTTCCACAGGCAACGTCAACAGTGGCAATGTGCTCACAAGCGGC